TCGGACAAGATTATTCCGTATCAGTTGCTTGTGTAACTGGGAACGAAAGTAGATTAAAACAAGATTGGGGTTGGTCAGACTTTATGGCGTCTGATAATTACGACTTTGTTATCTTTGAAATTCTAAGACATTACTTTAAAACAACAGATGTGCAGTTTGTAGTTGATGATCCTACTGAATGTGTTGTTAATGTCGCAGGACAGAATCTATTATTATTACACGGTAACGGAAGTTTCACTACGCAATACGAAAAAAGTGTCAATCAAATCAAAGGTAGATACGCAGGTAGAGGAGTGCAGATAGATTATATTATCTCTGGACACATACACTCTGCAAGAGTTGGAGATATTGCAAGTAGAAGTAGCTCATTGGTTGGAGCTAACGAATATAGTGAAAAAGGATTAAATCTATCAGGAAGAGCAAGTCAGAATATTTATATTTTCCACGAAGATAAAAATATAGACGCTATGAAAATAGATTTACAATATGTTGGAGAGGATTGTTATGACATTGATAGTGAGCTTGAAAGTTATAATGCAAAATCGTCCAACAAATTAAAACCAAAGAAAACCATATTTGAGGTAACGATATGATGTTAAAACTAAATCCAGAGGAAAAACAAGTGCTGAAACATATCTTTGAAAGTCACTATGTTAGGAAGTTGCCACCTGCTATCAAGAATGTCGCATTAGACATTAAGAAAGCAATGGATAATCCTACAAAAGTAACTGAACAAGAATATGTTGGACTTAATCCAAACTGGAAACATTGCGAAAATTGTGACGATTAAATACTAATGATTATCACAAAATTACATCAATGCGTTTATAACGCAATAGTATCGCTTTGTCTTAAATACAAAAACAAGGAAGGAAATATGTACTATAATACAACAAATGAAAATGGAAGTTTGCTACAAACAAATATGAAACAAGCAAACAATCAAGAACAATTAACATTAGCAGTTTTTCAGACTTATCCTAATGAAAATCTATCTGCGAATGAGGTGTGGGCTTTTTTAATTGACAATGAATCAATTAATGAACAAACACCATTAACATCTATACGCAGAGCAATTACTGATTTAACAAATCGTGATAGACTTGTGAAAACAGATAAAAAGGTATTAGGATCAGCAGGAAGAAAAACATACACTTGGAGATTAAAATAATGGCTTACGAACACAAAGAAAACAAAGGATCACTCTTCACTAATGAAAAGAAAGATAAAGATACACACCCAGATTATACTGGACAAATTAATGTAGCAGGTACATTATACAATATATCTGCTTGGAGCAATAAAAGTAAATCAGGAAAAAGTTACTATGGTTTACAAGTTTCTATTCCTAAGGTAAAATCAGACGATTTACCATTTTAACAAATTAGGGCAACATTTAAAACAACGATAAATTATGGCATTTGAAGGAGTGTCGCAGGCAACCAATCCTGTCTTTCCCTTTGTTAATGCTCTAAGTAAGATTATTGTTTGTAAATACGGTTGGCTACTGGTTGCCCTATAAATTGGCAAGATGACATTACACAATAAGCGAAAGCAAATATATGAAAAACCAGTATCACTCTCTTGCCATAAAAAATTATGATAGATAAAAAAACAGCAGAACTATACAAAGATTTGTTAAAAATGCTCAAAGAAGAGGATAATAATATCAAAGAACGAGCAAAACGCAACAATAAAGTCAGAGAAAACCTAATTTTGCGTAGTTTGGAAGATAGAGAGGACAAAGAAGATAAATGAAAACATTAGAACTATTTGCAGGAAGTAGAAGTTTTACAAAAGTTGCACAAAAACACGGATTTAAAACATACACAACAGATAATCAAGATTTCGATGAGATAAATCAAGTGTGTGATATATTTGATTTTGATATTGATAAAGCCATTGAATCACTTGGTGGAAAACCGAATGTGATATGGGCAAGTCCACCCTGCACTACATTCTCCATTGCAAGCTGTGGCTATCATTGGAATAAAGATAGAACACCAAAAACCGAAAGATGTAAAGAAGGCATTAAAATTATACAAAAAACTATTGAAATTATCAAAGAAGTAAAACCAATGTTTTATTTTATAGAAAATCCAAGAGGGTTGTTAAGAAAGCAAGATATGATGAATGAGTTGCCAAGACATACTATCACATATTGTTCTTATGGGGATATGAGAATGAAACCAACAGACATCTGGACTAATTTAAAATGGAAGCCAAAACCTATGTGCAAAAACGGAAATAGGGAATGTCATCATCAACCTGCACCAAGAGGTAGTAGCACAGGAACGCAAGGATTAAAAGGATCGTACGAAAGAAGTCAAATTCCACCAGATTTATTTGAAGAATTGTTCCAACAAATGGGTAACGCACAATTAAATGCTTTATTACAACTATTTGTTGAAGAAAATAGCAAATGAATGCCAGTTTTAAACAAATCTTGGTATAGCTCTGAAAAAGGATATTGGGAAACACCTATTTGGTTATTTGAAATATTAAATTCTTTTTATCGTTTTGATTGTGATGTAGCAGCAAGTGAAAAAAATACCCTTTGTAAAAAATACTTTTCTATAGAAAATAGCTGTTTAGATAATATTTGGTATAAAATGAATTTTATGAATCCACCTTACGGATCAGAAATAAAAAGTTTTATTATAAAAGCTCACGAAGAATATTTTTTACGAAACAATGTTACTATCGCATTACTACCTGCAAGAACTGATACTAAATGGTTTCATAATTATATTTATAAAAAAACTGAAATTTTGTTTATAAAAAATAGATTAAAATATAAAATTAATGGGAAAGGAGAGAAAGATGCACCATTTCCAAGTATGATTGTTGGCTGGGGAGCTAAAAAACAAGATTTTATAGACTTAGAAAGGTTAATTAACAAATAACGCATTATTTACGGTGTTCATACCACTTTGTTCTATCTCGCTTATGATATGCTATCGAGAGTGCTTTTATGACTATGTAGGGGTATTTTAAGAAGGAAAATTTCTTATAATTGTTCTTCAATGTTGATTTCAACACGATACACATTATAAGCTGTTTCTGATACTGGTAATTTATTATTTACAAAGCGAACTTCAAATCCATTTGTGCTAAAACCATCTTCGCTATAAAAAAATGAAGTTTTTTGACCTTTTACTAAATCAAACAAAGCAACCAGTTTATTTTTATTTGCTTCGCTTATATTTTCATATACCAATCTTCGTTGCCTTCTTGACGATTCGTGATTAGCAAAAGTATATGTTTCGCCACCTAAAGATTTTTTAACTCTGATTCCATCATATTTTTTAGAAAGCTCTGTTCCTATGTTTGGATTTTGATCTGGGGAGTAAGTAGCGTTATTTGCTCCTGCTGCTGATGTTCCAAATTTTACTGATGTAATAGCCATAATTAAATTTACCTCTTTTTATATTTCTCTCAAAGACACTTTTAGACTACCTGGACTTCTTGTAAGTGATGTTACTATAAATTGCTTTCCATTGAATGATTGTCCGAAAGGTTCAACAATCATATTATTATGATTAAACGCACATATATCTCCAACTTCCATTAAATAAAAGTAAGAACTACCACCAGAGCTACCTGGATTTATTATTTCTGTATCTACCACTAATTTTGGATTACCTTCAATAGCATTATAATAATTAGCAAATCCATTATTTCTTGCACCACCCATATTTTCTTGACCGACTGAATTTCTTAATATTTTTAATTCGTCAGTTTTTATATTTTCTTTAGTATCAATATTATAAGTAGATCTTGGATTGCTTGTAGTATCTGTACAAGTTATTTCTCTAATCGGTTTATCGTTGATTGGATTAATTTCATACTTTACTATTCTTTTTGTAACCAATGATTCAAAAGGCGTAATAGATATATTTAAATTTTTTATATCGTTTTTATCAATAGTATGTATTGTTGTTGGTGAATCAGGTATATGTATATATTGTGGTGTCTGATTTGAAGGACGGAATCTAAATATAAATCCACCTTCATATTGACATTGTTCTAATAATTTTTTGATTTCAATAGGTTTGTTTGTATAGTATCTACAAAACCAAAAAAATCCAGTTTGTTGTCTATCGGTATCTAATGCACTATATCCATCAGGTGTATCCGTAACTCCTGCAAATCTATATAATATATCTCTGTGCATATCGTGAATTAAACTTACAACTGTACCTGCATTCCAAGATTCGTCAAATCCATCTGCTCCTGTGTATAGTCTTTTTACTGATGTGACTGCACTTGAATTAGCTAACTGCAATTCATCTGTATCATTGTCATCTACAATTTTTGTTTCTATTTGAAAAAAAGTATCAAAAAGATTTACAACTGCTAAATTATTAGCTCCTCCGTCATCACTCGCAGTATTTATAAATCGTATTCTTAATTTTATTTCTTCTGGTGTTTTATTTGTAGAATTAGAAAAATCAGTATTACTTAATAAATTTAATTCTTGTGTATCAGAAGATTGATTTGCTGATTTATTTATTTGCTTAAACGCACTATATGATCCATCGTGTTTTATGGCAACCCCTATATATATATGCAAATTGCCATTTGGTACGCTATATCCAGTAATAGAATAGTTGTAAAAAAACTTTAAAGCTTGTAGTGCGTGTTCTTCTTTTGGTATATCTGAAATAACATATTCTTTATCTACTGTTACATCTGTATTTAATGCAGCAGTAAAGTCTGCATCAGTAATAGTGCTACTATCATAAGCATTGCCAGGATTAGCTACCGTAACTCCACTTCCACTACTTGGATTTGTTACTGTTTGTGGTCGCACTTTATATGCTCTATGCAAATCTAAATCTGTACGCATTACATTTCTGTTTGTGTCATTAGTTGCACCCTCATAATCATTATAAGTTGCATTACTAAAAGTATCATCAAGTGGACACATTACTGGAAATTCATTAGCGTCAAAAGTATCTTTTACTGGGTAGTGTAATCTGGCGTCAGTCGATTCTGCTTGATGAAATAAACAGTTAAATACATCATTGTTTAAAGTATCAACCTCAACTGGAAACACTCTTGAAGCATCTATAAAATCAGGTGAAGAAACCGTTGATGTTTCAGGTATTGATTCTCCATAAAAGATAGGAAAATAATTACCAGATTTTGATTGATATTCTGGTATGGAAATATCTTGCATTGGATTATGAACTGCAATTATAATACTTACCGTATCTTGATTTCCCAACTTAACTTCTTTCAATCTACCTGTAAAAATTACTTCTGTATACCCACCAACTCTTGAACTTACTACCACTTCTCTATTTATATAGTTTCTTGAGCCACCATATATTTCCTCTGCTAATGTATTACTGTGATTTGCCAATGTTCCATTGACGCAAGTAATAGATATATTACCTACAGAAGCAGTAGAGTTTGACAAATTAATAGATTCTCTTATAGAAGGAATACTTGTAATAAGTGAATGATATGCTGAAGCTCCACTTCCTACTTCTGCAGTAGCCAATCTTATAAATTGTGTATTATTAGAAACATCAGGATCGTAAGTATTGTTGCGTAATTCAAAAATCCATTCTTCTTTGATACTTGCACCTAAAGCACCATTGTAATCATTATTACCTGATAAAGCCATTACGCAAGATTTCTTTTAATTGAGTTTTCTATCTCTGGTAGTAAGCTATCTCTTACAAATTCTTGTGTACCAATAACATTACCCATAATGTTTACAGTAACTCCAGTTCCACCACCTGCGTCACCAAAATCTGGACTTGATAATGGAGTAATATCTACTCGCTCTCTACCTCCTGGATTATCGCCAACTTTAATAAATTGCTCTCCACCAGTTATAAATGAACCACCACGAGCAAATGCTGGTGGTTGCTGTCCTGCTATAGTAGCTATTTGTGCTGCAGATATAGCACCCATTGCTATTGCTATTTTTTTAGCTCTCAACGGAGCAGATGGATCAAGAATACTTGCACCTAAAGCTGCTGTCATTAAGGCACTTATATTTTTAGCTGTTTCCATAGTGACTTGTGCTATTTGTGATAATTGTTGGAATCTAAATAATCGTTTTTGTTCTCCTGCAAACTTGGCTCGTATATCATCTTCCATTGTTTGCCTTTCTTCCATAGAAGCGTTTCTAAATTTATCTGTTTTCTTTAACGCTTTTAACTCATTATCAATTCTTCTGTCAAGATTTTCTTTTTGTAATGAAATTACTTGGTCAAAAGCATTTCTAAATCCATTTACTAACTGATCTTGAAACAAATCTTCAAATTCTAATAAAGATTCAAAAGCTCTGTCTAACTTAGCTTTATCTATAGCTGTTATTTCTTCAGCAAGATTATCTGTGAACACTTGTACCATATTTCCAAAATCACCACCCATTCGCAATTTAAGCTGAGGTAATTCTAATTCTTTTTCATCTCCTAAAAATAAATCTGCAAACTCTGCACCAGAAACACCTGCTAATACTGCTGTAGACAAATCTGTTCTTGCTTGAATTAATTGTTGTATTAACCCCAATTCTTTCTCTAACCTGTTTACAGTTGCCTTTGCTCTTACTTCTGCTTTTTTTGCTTTTTCTCTTTCAAATAAATCTTCGCCTTCTTTCGCTGCTTGATTACGAAGTATTGCATCTAATAAAACTTGATATGCTGCAGAAAGCTCATTATTTACCGTAGTAACATCTCTGCCTGGTTTAATTTGTTTTTTTAAATTTTCTATTCTTACTTGAATTGCTGCTTGTTCTTTTGCTGCGTCAGGCGTTGGTGCTTCTATTCCCAACTTTTCTCTTAATTCTGCTATTTTTTCTATATCAGATTTATTGATTTCTTTTAGAGCTTCTGCCATATTGCTAAACAAGGTAGTAAGAGTTGATACCCCTTTTCTAAAATTACTACCTGCAGCAACATCTCCCAATGCAGCCATTAGTCTTGTAAATGAGTCAGCTAAATTTGAAAACAAACCAGATAATGTTTTTGATAGTTTGTCAGTTGCGCCTGCTACACCAACAGAAGGATCGGTAATAGTTTTTTCCAATGCTGTTCTAAATTCTGGTAAAGTAATCTTTGTTAAATCTGTAATTCCTTGACTATCTCTAACTAATTGTAAAATACCTCTTTCACGAAGTATATCTGCTGCTCCTGCACCACCAGCAAATGCTCTACCAAGTGCTGCTGCTGCTTCTGTTGCAGTAGTTCCCATAAACGCAGCTAAGTCAGATACTGGTTTTATTAATGATTCAGCGTCTGCACCAAATGCTTTTAATGTAGCACCAGCTTCAACAACATCTTGTAAAGTAAATGGAGTAGTTGCAGCTATTTTATTAAAAGTGTTAAATGCTTCTGTTCCTCTTTCTACAGAGCCAAACATAGCATTTAGTCGTGTTTTTACTTTTTCAAATTCTGCAGACTTTCTTATAAACTTACCAACAGAGCCAGTAACTAATGTAAAAGCAAAAGACATAAGCAATAGCTTACTACGAATAGTAGCAAAAGTATTAGAAAGAAGTCTATTATTCTTAACTCCCAATAAAGTAACTTTATTTTGTTTCTCTTGTGATTTAGTAAGTTTTCTATTTGCTTTTTCTAATTTCTCATTGGCAATAGCAGCAGTTTTAAATGCTCTTGCTAACTCTTTATCTCCAGTTGCTTGGAACTTAATTTGTACTTTTAGGTTTGTATCTGCCATTAGTTACTCTTTTTATATTGTTGCGATTGAATATAATTTAACATTTTTTCTATAATATTGCACTTATCAATCCATTTTTTTGGGTGATTTCCGTATGATCCTTCAAAGGGTGCAACATTCATCTTTTTGGAGTAAGTAAATCGTTGTATATCTCTTTGATATTCTTTGCTTATAAAGTTATTGGTACAAGCAAAAAAAGGTAGGTGTGACTTGATAGCTTCGTGTATTTCAAACTTTCTTTCAGAGGTTGCGTTATGTTCTTCAACTTCTTCTTTTAAGAGATTGATAACATACCATACATCGTCCATAGATGTAAAGGTGTGAACGCTGTTATTCTTTTTAAGAGGTAACTTAGCTTTATATGGAAAGGTAGAATATTTGCAACCCTCACACCAATCATCTATCAATATGTTTAGCTCAAGTGAGAGGGTTTCTATTCCCCCAAGCTATTGTATTCCTGAATAGCTAATTGCAATTCTACTCTATCATTTATTGATAAAGATTTAATAAACTTATCATCTGCTCCATCTACACCATTTCTAATCCATAGTGTACTTAATGCAAATTGATTTTTAATTACTGATTGTCCATCTACTTCTTCAAAGCGTACAGAATCCATACATTTATCAAAAGCGTCTACGGACATTTCTGCAAGGGTAGCTTTAACACCACTCTTAAGCGTTATCTTTTTAGACATTGACTTTCCTCGTTTTTATTATTGTATTGTGATAGAAACAATGTTTCCTGAAGTACCAGCTACTGCTTTACTACTTACGGATAGGAACATTGCATCTTCCTCTGAAAAACTTACATCGGTAATAATACAAGTTGGTAATGATATATCAACATTTCTTGTCACACTATCTGCTGCTGTTAATGTATTTGCAACAGTAGATGTTGATTGTTCTCCAAATGTTTGTATAAGATTATCTGTATCACCATCATACTTTACAACTGCGTCAAAGGTTACTGCCACTTCTGGAATACCTCTGTGCATTTGTTGAAAATTACCATTTACATCATAACCACTCATAACAACATCGTTTTCAATGGTTAAGCTGAATGATTTCATTACTGGATCGGAAATACCTGCAATAGTTGTTACTGCATTAGTTGAGCCAGAATCACCATAGTCTGTCATAAAGTAATTTGTATTAAAACTTGCTCTGTCGTGTGTTGGAACGATAGAAGTATCATTTAATGCTGGAATACAACCAGATTTAAATGTACCTGAAATCTTTAATCTTCCTGCTTCTTCTCCTACATCTCCACTAATAGTTAATGAAGTTAAGAAACAACCCTTAAAATACATTTGTTGAGCTGCTTCTGGTGTTACTACCACTACTGCAAATGTCTTTGTATTGTCACTTACAGAATCTCCATAAGATAAATCAATACCTGCGTAACTTCCTGCTATTTCATAAGCACTTGAAGCATCGGTTGTAATATTTGAAAGAAGCATTGGTAAAATAGTAGCATCTGCAATACCTGAAAAACTAATTTCTTTTACTGTAAGTTTGTTTGATAAGAACATATCTACAGCTTTCATAGTTCTACCTACTCCGTGTCTTACATCTAAAACCTGTTGTGGGTTTAAAGATGGGAACTCAATAGAATCTATATTAATAAATTTGTAATCTGCGTTTGTGGATTCTCCACCACCAATGCCATCTGCTTCAGCAGCGATGGCTAACTGAAACTGTTTAGGGCTAAACCCTTCTGCTAAATCTGCCATTTCACTTTACCTCTTTTGGTTTAATTTTTTTCTGATCTTTGATTTCTACTAAAAATTCTTTGGCTTCCTTAGGCACAGAATCAAGCTCTACAGCTTTACCATTTTTTAATCTTGCCCAATCTGCCCAGTCTAACCCTAAGTAATTTTTACCTCTTGGTAAGACTTCTTCTTTTTTTTTGTACTTTTTAGTCATAATTAACTCCTTACAATATAAAAAGAACCATTAGATAATACAAAGAATTTATCATCAGAAGTTACAAACCTGCTAAATGATTGATATACCTCTTCATATAATACTGGTACGGTTATTCTTGATACATATACATTCTCTAAATCTGTGTCAATATTATGCTCGATAGTAGGCATACTTTCAAAGAAATATGGTGTAGATCCTCCGTGTGAGTTGTTAAACAACACCGTTTCTATTCTACTGACATCTTTATACATTTCATCTAACACTTTCTCATTATCGTTATATGTTTTAATAACATAATCCATTTCCATTTGATACACATTTAAATAAGAACGACTTTTCTTTTCTACTAATGTTTGTGACGCAGGATATATTCGTAATGACTTTGTTCCTATATCTCTATAGTTGTTGTCAAAATATACAGGTAATGCACCCTTAAACTCTGTGCGTATCTTATCTCGCAATGGTGTCATTACTTTGTCGTAGGTGACATTGTTAAAGCTAATAGCCATTATCTAATATTCCTTACAGTTAAATTAAATGTTGCTTTTCTATATCCATCAATATCCTCATCATCGTTATAGTCTATACTATTTATAGCTACATTAAACAACGGATTTATTTCTACTAATGAATAAAACAACTCTTCTACTCTGGATATTTGTTTAAAGTAATGCTTTACGGTTATATCGTTTCTTTTTCTATCTGCTATATATACTTCTAATGAAAGATTATAGTTATTCCCCAATCTTGAATACATCGTATTTTGAGGTTCTGAATCTTGCCCTTTTAAAACAGCAAATTGATTTCCTGCTATTGTTGTTTGTCGGCTTCTGTAGATAGGAAGTGCATTAAAAAATTCATTTCTTATTGCAGTTTGAATAGTTTCTTCAACATTAACTTTCCAGGCATTAGTAGATGCGAGAGCCATCTTTACCTCGATAGAATTGTTTGAAATCTTTACGAGTCATTTTAACAGAACGCATAGAAGCATTTTCTACTTCTTCGTATATACCAGTTACTTCTACTTCCCACTCATCATTCTGTGTTGCAGTAGAGCTATCAGACGATCCTTGAAATCTTATCTGTAGTCCACCTGCTAATTCTTGATAGTCACCATTAATGATTTCATCTTGTAATACTAAATTGTTTTTCAATCCATCTGTATCTTTTGCATAGACAGAATACTTCGCAGTTCCCATAGCACCACCAGTTGTTACAATAACTTTTAATCTGTCGTAACTACCATAGTAATTTCCTCTTGTATCAACAATATTAAGACTTCCAGACACAGACATCTTTCTTACAATACCTTTAGAAGCATCGCCAGTATTCTGATAACTTAGCTTTGCTTTACCTGCATTTAAGTCTTGAATGTGCATTTGAGCTTCTTCTAATAACGCTTCTGCTATTTCACTTGTTGGATCTTTCCCTTTCACTAAAAAGAAAGCAGCAACCAAAGAAGTTAATCGTCTAATAAGATAATCATAAGTTCCGTCTTTTAATAAGAATTGTTCTCTCGGCAATGTAGAATCTAATTTAGAATCCACATAATCGCTTGCGTCTTGCATTACTCTTGTTTTTAATGTAGCAAAATCTTCTCCTGCTTCCATTAATAAATCTTCTGGCGAACTACTACTATTATAATAATAAACTGCATCTGCTGCAGAATCATAGAACCATTCATCGTTTGCATCAACATCTGATAAAGCTGATTGAGATGATCCTAAATCTTTTCCGTCTGCAAAAAGCACGGTTACTAACCCAGAATCGTGAGAAACATATCTATTGGTTGATTCTAATACCCAGCCATATAAAGGTTTTTTTGTGTCAAACTCGTCTAAGTTTGGAAAAGTATCTTTTAAATCTCGTGATGTTATATATGTAGGCATTTACTCTCCTTTGGCTCTTTTGTACCACCCATACCAAAATTTTTCTTGTGTAGGGTTCTCAGAAATTAACAAAGAATAGAATAAAATTCTATAAGAAACAAATCTATCTTCTTCTAATTTCTTACAAGCAGAAATAGTAGCTGCACCAATAAGTCCATCTTCTTTTATTTCAAAGGTGTTTTTATTGTTACACGCTTGTTGCAATATCTTTACTGCTCTGCGTTGTCCTGTGTTTACCACACAATCAAAGTATGGATAGCGTAAATGTTCTGGAAGTTTTTGTGCTTTAGAAGGAATCCAATAATCTTTATAATAGATTTCCTTTGCCTGTTCTCTGGTTAAATCTTTGATGTTAAGGTGAGGATAAAATCTTTTGGTAATACCATATTTGGTTTCCCCACCCAAATCATCTTTGTCATTGACATAACCCCCCTCGTGTTCGAGGACTTTCTCAATGATTTCATTGAACTCCATTATGCCGACTTCTTCACTTTTTCGAATGAACGCATTCCCCCAAGACCGAGCATACCCAGAAGTATTGTCGTGAGAGTTGTCATATCGAATACTGGTAAATCCACTTGATAGCCAAATGAATGTAACAGAAAAAGTAAGAAGGGTTGTAGTACGAAGTGATAACATAATGCTACTCCACAAGTCCAACCAACGAAAGGACGCCAACCTGCAACAAACATACTTGTATGTCCAGCTTCGACTTTATTAACTTCCATCTGTGCTTTATTGATTTCAGCAATAAGTTGTGCCTTTTCTTCTTTGTCCAATGTAAATCTATCAACATTGTCTGCAACCTTATCTATAATTCCTGCTATTACATTTAACTTAGGCATCTTCCTTCTCTTCTTTCAAAGAAGAATTAAGTTCAGTTGAGAAATGGTTTTTAGCAGCTTGTAATTGCTGTGCTTGAAAATTCAGTCTGCTTAATTGCATATCTAAATCTCTGATCTGGTTTACCATTATTTTCTGCTCGTCTTGTAGATCGTCAAAGTTCATTTCTTTGCCATCTTCTAATACGATTTTAAATTCATCTTGTTTTGTTTCTTTAGACATCTGTCCTCCAATATGATTAATAATACTGAATATAACAAATTATGAATATCTACGCATTCTTTTTCTTGTCTTGCGAGAATACTTAGCTCGTTGTTTTCCTGCTTTGGTAGCTTTGCGTTTCTTGCGAGTTTCGTATGCGTATTCTGATTTGGTCATTGCTTTGAGCAATCGTTGAGGAAGGTATCTCTCGCCAGTCTTTTTAGAAGGTTTCCCTGACTTAGTACCCCATTTTTGTTTTGTCCATCTGCGTAGACTTTTTTGTGATTTCTTGAGAGCCACTATCTATAACCTCCACCTGCTCTTTTGTAAGCAAGTGCTAACATCTGTGCTTTTCTCGCACTCCATTGTCCAGGATTACCACCTTTGTTACCTCGCATAAGTTTCTGGAATAAGCGTTTTCTTAATCCAGGTTTGGTGTAGTTTCCTGCTTGATTGACTCTCGATTTTTTTCTTTTCTTTGCCACTATCTAACTTCTTTTCGTATATCTTCTATAATCGTTCTTTCATCAAACCTCATACTAATACCAGGTTCAAAACGCTTTACCTCTTTACCTTCTTTTAATACAATAATAGTTGGCACTATTGTAATGTTCCATTCTTTTGCTATAACAGCACCTATGTTTTTATTTTCAATATCTATTTCTGCGATATAGCACAATTTATCTAATTGTTCTATGCGTACTCTATTTTGGTAATTCCAAGATGCGTTTACTTGCACTACTGCACAATTCTGTACATTCAATAACTGTACATCTTGAAAACTATCCAAAGATACTGATTGCGAGTATAGCGATGAAGTAAACAACCCAAGCACCAATAGCCACATATTTATCATATTTTTCATAATCCATATCCTATTTATTATTCATATCAAGTAGAGTTTTATTAATACTTCTTGTATCTTCTTTAATGTCATCTACTTTTTCTTCAAGTTTTTCTACTTTTTCTTCAGTATTCATAATACTATTACGAATCATCTGATCTTTTAAATCATACTCTGTTCTACTTACTGGAGGTTCAGGAAGCTCTTTAGCTTCTTGTATATCAGCTTGTAAGTTAAACCATAATCCTACTACCATAAATATTGTGACACCAATACTAACAGCAGTTTCTATGCTTAATGTAAATTTTGTATTTTTGTTTACTTCCATTTTAATCCCTTACCATTTTACTTTATTCGCCCAATATGCTGCACTCATACGCCCTTTGCGAATATTTTTAGCGTGTCGTGCCTTAAATGCCCTTCTTCTTGCTTTTTGTGCAGGTGACTTCGGACTCTTCCCTGCTCCCCTTACTCCTTGCTGACCAAAGCGAATCAGCTTAATTTTTCCACCAGATTTTGCTAATACTGCGTGTGACTTCTTAGGGTGTTTAGGGGTACGCTTCGGTTTATTATAACCTCTGAATCTTATACCCCTGTATGTAATAGCCATTACTACCCTTTTATTTTTTTATATTCAACAATATCTGCTTTAAGTTCAGTTACTCTTGCTTCTGCACTTACTAATTGTGCTTCTGCTTGTGAAATTGCATCATCAACTGGACGCACTTCAATATGATCTACTACTGATACATCTGCACCTGATTCATCTTTCATTGAACGAAGATGTTTAATTTCAACCATTTTAGGTTGTTCAGATGAAGATACTTCTACTGCTTTTTCTGCTATTTTCTTAGCCATTGTATTCTCCTTTTATGTATTATGCTACTTCCTGTAACATAAATTTATATTTTTTACCACTTCTTTTATTAATCAAAAATAAGTCCTCTTCTCCCTCTTGAATTACATAACTACCCCAAGTTCCATCAACATCATTTTCAGAACCTTCGTTAGATAAATCCAAGTCAGCAGAATATATTACTCCCCATCGTTTATCAGAAGCACCCAAATCTTGAGTTCCATCTGCTCCTGGTAATACATCTCCAGTAGTATCTTTAATAGTTAATCTTGTTGCTACACCAGCTTCATCTATTCCTAAATCACCACCAACATTGTATATTTGATATTTATTAGTTGTGCTTTCTAATTCAAGATAAGCACCATGAGAAGCACTATCAGTTTCAATTCTTAATTGTGAGTGTCCACCTGTATCTAATATGTGTAAATCTACTGCAGGTGATGAAGTTCCTATACCGACATTTTGAGAACTATCAATAGTCATTGCAGTAGTATTATTATCAGTTGCAAATTCTAACTTGTGTCCAGTATTTGCAGTCATAAGTCTTAATTTATTGCCGTGATAACTATATTGAAGTGCTGCACCAAAAGCATCGCTTGCACTACCAAAAATTACTGCACCAGTATGTGTACTACTTTCTCCTGATAAAATACTAATACCACTATCACCACTATTTTCTACTACTAATTCATCTCCATCACTATCAGGTGCTACACTTGCATCTCCATTATAAATGTGGACTTTACCTTCAGGTGATGTAGTTCCTATACCGACTCTTTGTTCAGAACCATCAAGAGTCATTACTGTTTGTCCAGTTGAACCACCATCGTTTACTTGGAAAAAGATATCGTGATCTGACTGGTGTTGTCTTATATACAAGTGTCCAGTATAGTTATCCATAAAAGAATTACTACTATGTATAAATCTTAAATCATTGCCATCACCAATTCTTAGTTCGTTTCCATCGCCTATTTTTATGTTACCACTAACGTGTAGTTTTTCTGCAGGTGATACAGTTCCTATACCGACATTTTTTGTAGAACCTTGTATTCTCATTACTTCTTGATAATCGCCACCACCATCACTATCATCAACTCTAAAAATCCAATCTTTATCTGCTGCTACTTGGTCAAAGAAAAAATGATTTGTTTGATTAAATAAAAATCCACCATAAAGATTACTATGAAATAATTGGACATCTTCTCCTCCACCAGCCATATATGCTTGTCCATCTGCAAGTCTTAAATGTCCTGAAAATCTACCTGCTCCTGCTACATCTAACTTATATCCAGGTGATGAAGTGCCTATACCGACTCTATCTGCACTACCATCTACAAATAATAGGTTGGCATCAGTATCTCCCTCTACTCTAAAGTCTAATGCTAATCCTGCATCATTAAAGATTGCACCAGTGCTATTAAATCTTAGTTTGTTTTGTCCACCTACATAGTGAATAACATTATCTGCGCTTTCTTCAAAGATATAAGTATTACCACCACCATCTAAAAATAGTTTCTTAGCAGCTTTTACTCTTGTGTCTTGTAATAAATCAATAGCTACTGCTCCACCATCAAGCACCATATAATTTGTATTACCACCACTACCATCATCATTGCTAAATATAATATCTGCGTCAGTAGCTTCGTTTCTTATCTTGGTATCGCCATTAGCATTTCTAATATATAACTCATCATTAGTGCCTTCGTAGTAAATATAAGCGTCTGAGTGTGAGCCGAAGTATGCTTTTACATCATCGTTCCAGTATGTATTTTTGTGCATAGCTATTAATGTTGCACTACCATCTAATGTTATGTAAGCAGTTGTTCCACCACTTCCATCATCTGACAATAACACTATATCTTTGTCATCAGCATTATTATAAATTTGCAAATCACCTTTTGTGTTATTAATAACAGCATTGGTATCATCGTGATAAAATTCAAAATCATTATCAGTTCCTATAATAAGTTTTTCACTATCTTGTATATATAAACTTGCTCCATCAATTTTTACATCTGCTGCTGGGTCTAACTTTAAATCTCCAGCATTAGTATTTATAACTCCTGGTGAACTATTGAAGTTTAAATAACCATCTGCACTACCATCTATACCAAGACTTAAAATTTCAGTTCCACTACTATTTCTAATCTTTATTACTTCTTGTGAGGTATCTCCATTTGCTTTTATTGTTAATTTTTCTCCAGGATTTTGTCCAATACCAATATCTCCATCATATCCAAACCATACTCTATCGGTATCATTTACAATATCTTTAATTATTAAAGCAGCATTAGCTGTGTGTTGATACAATAAAGCATTTGTAGTTCCTGCAGCATTTTCAAAGAAAAGCCCATTATAATCTCCACCACTAATTTTAATATCTCCTGAAACTTCTAACTTTTTATCAGCTGATGTAAGTCCTATTCCTGTTCTACCTGTGCTATCATCTACAAAGAAATCTCCACTACCTACATTTAAATCTCCAGTTAATGCTAATGTGCTTCCATCAAAAGTAAGATTGGCTTCTGCATTCATAGCATCTGTGCCAGTAGCAGTAAGTATTCTGTTGTTGCTACCATTAGCCATAAAGTCAGATACATCTACACTTATAGTAGTGCTTGATATATCTATACCTGTTCCTGCTGTATCAAGTGTTGCGTCTAACTGCGTTTGAATATTGGAAGTTACTCCATCTGTATAATTTAATTCTGCTGTGGTAGCTGTTACTCCGTCCATTATGTTCAGTTCGGCAGCAGTAGCAGTTACTCCATCTAATATGTTTAATTCTGCTTTGGTAGAAGTAATACCTAAGTTAGTGATCGCATTGGCTTGTTGTGTGCCAGTTAATCCTTGTGAAGCTGTATCTACTCGTAATCTATTGCCTAATGCAGTAGAAGTAGTTGTAGAGAAGTTAGCGTCATCTCCTAACGCTGCAGCTAATTCGTTTAGTGTGTTCAAAGCTGCTGGTGCAGTATCTACTACTCCTGCAACTTCTGCGTCCACATACGCTTTAATACTTTGTTGTGTTGATAGCTTAGTCGCACTATTAGAAGTCATATCATCTTCATCTAATATAGCACTACCACTTATGCCAGTATTGATTACTGGACTTGTTAAAGTTTTGTTAGTTAAAGTTTGAGAACTTGTTAGTTGTACAATATCGCTATTAGTAATAGATGCAATCTTGGTTGCAGTAGCTGCATTCCCAGTAGTATCTTGATTTAGAGTACCTACAACTAAATCTATTGTTCCATCTCCATCTTGATAGGTAGCAGTAATTCCAGTTTCGGTATTACTACTAAACATTGCTCCTACGACATCTTGTATCTCTTCATCTGTTTGGTCAGCAGTCGCATTACTTTCAACTGAATCAAGTTTTGTTTCTTGAGCATCGGTCATAAATCTTTTATTAGAAGCATCAGACATATTTGCTGTGCCAAATGTAGGCGAAGCTCCACTTACTACTGATTGGTCTAATGCTTTCACATCTGCGATACTTGTAAGTTCGCTATCCATTAACGCACCAGCACTTGTTACATTGGCTGTATCGGTTACATCTGCACTTGCTTCGATAGCGTTCAGTTTGCTATGGTCTGCATCAGTAAAGACATTTGAATCTGATGCTGCTTCTACTGCAGTTCTAATCTCTGCATTTGTTTGGTCAGCAGTAGCACTTGCTTCAATAGCATTTAACTTAGAATGGTCATCATCTGTAAATACATTAGAGTCAGATGCACTTTCTACAAGCGTTCTTATTTCAGAAGCTGTCTGATCGGCTGTTGCACTTGCTTCTATAGCATCTAATTTATTCTTTAAAGTTGTTGTAAAATTATTATCTGATTGTGTAGCTACTGATAAATCTATTGTACCATCTCCATCTTCGTAAGTAACGGTAATACCTGATTCCGTATTACTTGAGAACATTGCTCCTACTATATCCTGAACTTCTTCAGTTGTTTGAGCAGTAGTATCTACATACGCTTTGACAGATTGTTGCGTTGGAATTAATGTTGCAGAATTGGAACTCATATCATCTTCGTCTGCAAATGCAGTTATTGTTATAGTTCCGTCAGATAAGTTCTGAAAAGAAGTTGTCCCTGTAAGACTTGCTCCTGCTAAAGGAGCTTTTAAATTTAGTTGTGTTTGTATATTAGATGTAACGCCATCTATATAATTTATTTCTGCAGTTGTCGCAGTCACGCCATCAAGTATGTTGAGTTCTGCTGTTGTAGATGTAACACCATCTAAGATATTAAGTTCAGCAGTAGTTGCCGTAACGCCATCTAAGATGTTAAGTTCTGTTGCTGATGATGAAGTCGCAGTTATCTTTGTTACTGCTGCGTCAATTACAGCTCCACTATGAGTTGAGGTATAATTAGCCATATCTGTCCTTTAATTTATTTTTTGGTACGCAATACAGGGCTATCCGAAAATAGCCCTATATTTAAGCGATCTTAGTTATTAGTCAACATTGTTGAAGTTGACAATACCTAATGATGTGCTATTCGCAGCGTGCGATAACGCAGCACCGAATAATACATCTGCTACAACTGAAGTTGCTAAGTGGTCAATATCATAAGATGATTGAACTCTTGGAGCTACTTGTTGAGCAAAATAAATAGATTCACTTCTAAAAATAGAAGCTGTTTCTGTTGATGATGTACCACCCTCAGACCAGTCTGTGCTTGGGTATAATTCCATACCATAAGCAGAAATTAATCTTCCAGTCACATTTGGGTTTTCAGCATCTCCTCTTTTTTGAGATTCTGTGAAGTCCCCTAATCCAAGTAAAGACATATACGCTTTTGGAGAAGCATACATAAATGTATTGCCATCGCCATAGTCATATCCTGCATCAAGAAGTTTTTCTAATCCACTTCTTACAAGAGCAGTTGTCATTGTGTCATCAGCAGCTAATTGAACATCGTTGCCTGATGCAGTTTGTATCAATGCAGCAATATAGTTTTCAACTTTTTTAGCTAAAGCGTAACCCATTGATTGTGCATAAGCATTAAATAGGTCTGCAGATTCTTGAACTCTTACGATGTCCTCGATTCTTTTCGCTTCGTAGTGATGTTGATCTACTGTTAATTGAATAACACCGTCTGTGTTATTTTGGTAAGTTACTGCAGAACCAGCAGATTTTGCTGCTGCTGTTTCTTCAGCTACTTTAGGTATGTTAAGAATGTCGCCACCACCAGCTAACATAGATGAGAAGTCTTGCACTTGGTTACGAAGAACGAATTTTCTTTCTGCGTAGTCAAGGATAGCATCTCTCCACATTTCTGGGATAAAATTGGCAGCTGTTGTTTTTGTTACATTTCCGTCAGCCATTTTATTTTCCTCCTAAGGAATTTAAAGTTTATCTTTTTTTCTTAAGATAGTGACTTAACATATCGCTGTGCGTTTCTCTTCTCTGCGTACTGGAACTCATTTTCTCAAAGGGGTTGCCTTTAAATTTCTGAACATCAACTTTGTTTTCTACATTGCCGACATTCACACCAGCTTTCTGGTTGAACTCTTCAGTAATAGTTCGGAGAAGTGTTAAATCCTCTACCTTCTCAAATTTTTCTCGCTTACTTTCAGGAATTTGATTTAGTAGGGCGTTTCTTTCTTCTGTAACATA